GTCTACCTTAAACTCAAGTATGTCGTATATACATTCGTTATCTGGCGTTCTGTCCTCTAATTTTCCTATGTATTCAAGTGCGACCTCTAGGTCTGAATAAATACCGATAGGCTCCAAGGCGTAGTCCAATGATCCATTAGAAGTTATCATTACGATTGCAAATACCCTTTTCATAATACTACCTCCAAATTTTAGACGCTTGCGTACGCTGGCGGGTCGGTACTGTGTAACGATGCTTTAAAATGCCTCTCTAGACATTCTACTCTGTCTTCAGCGTCAGCCAGATTGGACAATGCTTCATTTAGGTTATTGTACAGGTCGCCCGTGCTATGATCTCCGATACCGGCGGGGTGGTCTAACATAATTGATAGGCTTGCCAACGCCTCGGCTTTATCCTTTTGTGCATTCAGCATTAACGATCTAACTGCTTTGTTTTTAAAATTAGTCATCCTCTTAATCCTTTTTTGTAAAGTTATTTTCCATACGGCCAGACTTTGGCCAGTTCATCGGTTACGCCTTGAATGTGTACGATCCATCGACCGTACTTACCTGTTTTTTCTGTTCTAATTATCACTTTCCCTTCGTATGGGAAGGTGTCCGCTGCCCTTTTTAGTAATTGAGCGCACATTTGTGTCGCTTGGATGAAGTCCTGATGTCCACGTTCCGGTGTGTCAACACCAGCTAAACGGCCTCTGATTTTCATTTGGACAGCAAACCCTAAGTCTACAATAAAATCAACGGTATCGCCGTCTACAACTCTATCAACCGTCGCCTTATATTCGTACATCTATTGTTCCTCGTTACTCATCATTGCTGTCTTTATATCTTTCTATAATTTCCGTCAAAACAGCTTGGTCTATTTCAAATTCTATTTCTCCATCTTCGTCTACAAAAACCTCGACCCCACTATCTTCCTCCTGTGAGATTTTCTGTAGCCAGCTGAAAAAATCCGTCATCGGTTATTTTCCTTTTCGGTTTTGACTCCGTTCAATAGCATACTGGAAGATTCGGTTTTTTCACCCCCCACGTTGTGGTAGAGAAGGATACCGTTTTGTTCACAGAAATCTGATTCCGGAGTATTCTCATATCCCCTGTCTCCACCATTCATAAAGCATATCATATCAACGAACGGGTCATCGAAATACTGCTTGTTGATACTTGCAATAGACCTAACTACAGAGCCGTCTTCGTCAATGGAGATCATAGCGCGATTTACTGCACGTAAAGCTCTAACGATTCTTAATCTGGATTCTTGATCCATAAAACGTGTAGACCCCTTCAGTCCTACTTGATGGTCGCTGTTGACGATTGCGTATAAAAGGTCGCACTTTTCTTTTGCTCCTTCAATATAATCCAAGTGTCCCGTATGCACAGGGTTAAAGTATCCTGATATAATCCCTATTCTCATTCTGTCCTCTCGTAATCATCTTCAATTCTTATGATGTCGTCTTCCTGACAAACTCCGGTTTGTATCTCGACAAAAACAATAGGTGTGTCTGTTTCGTTTGTTATTCTGTGAACCTGTAACTTTTCTATAACTACAGTGTCCCAGCGTCCAACCGTCCATTCTTTTGATCCCACCTGCATCATGCCTACGCCCGAGATAATCTTCCACCACTCGCATCTATGTTGATGTAGCTGAAGGCTTAGTCTGCTCTTGGGGTTTACGGTGATCTTTTTTACCTTGAGGCCTTTTTCATCAAGTAAAACCCTGAAAGAACCCCAAGGTCTTACTTCTTCTTCTAAGTCTCCAGAATACCCTGTAAGTGCCGTAATGACTCGATCATGCTTATCTACTTCGAGTTGGTGAAACGATGTGCTTCCACAGCTTCTACATTGATAAGGAATTTTATTCTCATTCACTTTTACGCCACAGCAGCTAAGTTCAAATTGTCTCATTTTAGTCTCTCTAACTTACTTATCGGCATATTGTAACAATCAGCTTTAACTTTAAAATTATTATTGCCATCAATATTGCCCTTTTTAAGAAATCTAGCGTCCTTAAAGTATTTTTCCTTACTGTAAGACCCTAGAATCCAAGCCCTCCCCCATCTCCCACCTACATTTTCTATCCTAACAAAAACATAGTGGTCACATTTTTGTTTGGTGTTAAATGCGGCTACAGAACATTCGTAGTATCCCTTTGGCTCTGAGGTGCATCGTTTGGTTTTAACGTCGTATTTGACCCTATCTCTGGTAATATCATAATCGTAGGTGTTGTTTATTTTCCCTTTAATTATGCTGTTGGCGACTTCTTCTCCCAAGAACCCCGCAATATTACCCTCACCGTGAGTTATGGAGTTATTGATCTCTCCCATTTCACGCGCCTTACGCCAAGCCCGCCGTTTCATGTCTTCTGTGATTTTAATTTCTATCATTTTGAAAACCAAGACGTTATCCTGCTCCATAAGCTCTTCTTTGGAGGCTTTGAGTTAAACCGTCGCCTGTCCATTTCTATTTTACTACATTTTTCGATTTTGTCAAGGGCATCTTTGTGTCTTTCCAAGAAAAAATTTTGTGACTTTTGGAAGCCGCTGTCGGATAGGCCTGAATCGCCTCTTAAATTTACTTTAATTTTATCGTCCCCCCGTTATATTGCCATACTTGTCTCTATGCTTTAATTGATGAAGCTCAACCCAAACCTGATGCCATCCATCATCATCGTCTCCGCTGACCCTAGCCGCTTTGTCGTCAATGTACATGATTCCTGCTGGTTTACCCATATATGCGTGATGATACTTAACTCCATGTTTTTCAAGCCAATCAGTCCACTCCTTGTACCCACGTTCATATTGCCTGTGGATGTTTCCAGACTCCCTATCACCGTACCTAGCGGTATACAAAGTGATGGTATAGCCCATGTCGTACATTTGATTTACTTGGTCTATGCCATGCTGTAACGGGCCAGCCTTAGAGTAATCGCCCCCATGATTTTTATCTGCGATAACCCCATCGCAATCTACTATAATTGTTTTTGATGAGTCGCCCATACTAATCCTCGTCCTGCCATAATTTGAAGTGTACATCTTCATCTTCTTCAATGAAGCAAATATTAAATTCTTGCTCGAACCTATCAAACAGGTGTTGAGGGAATGTTATATGCACACCCCCATCATCGGCAATAAAGGTTGCCTTCTTTAGCATTTCCCCGTAGGCATCTTTTAAATCGTGAAACATTCTCTAGGCTCCATATAAATAGGTGTTTTCTGTCCAACCCAAGCGTTGAACGTGTTATACTCAAGGTACTCCATCGCGTCTTCATATGTCATAGCGTTGACCCCTAGTGATTGGGACATTAAATTGCTTATCATCTTTTTAACGCAATATACCACTCTTATAGTCCCGAAGTCATCTACAATTCCTATTATGCAGTCGTCAAAGCCGTCTGCAAACAAAAGCGATTGGTCAAAACCTTCTTGTATCTGATCTCTAATACACATATTCCTACCTGTAATAACTATTTATGATATATTTAGTTTCTTTCCAGTTGTCAACTTGGTGGTATTTATCAGATTGCATGGCTATTGAATGGTCGTTGCCACCCATGTTGCAGTTATTGCCAAAAAAGATCGTTTCCCCCGTCATGTCCTTTAACGCTTGGCTTTTATCTTTTCCTTTGGGAAATATATCTATGCTGACCTCGCCACCGATAGCAAACTCCAGTTTTGGGTATCTGTTTGAGAGCCAATCTGCAATCTTTTTCCTTTCGCCGTGCGATTTGTCCCACTCGTAGTATGTTTTACGCTGTTTTGGCGTTGCGTCTCTGCCCACCGTAGAGAAGTTCACCATTCCGACTCGCTCTTCTAGGTTGACACCCGCCGTTCCAGCCCATCTGCTTTTGTCCAGCACCAGTAGCAGGTCTAGGTGTAGATGTATACCCATTCTCCACTCTTCCTGTTTTATTACATTATTTCTAACGTAAAGTTGGTTTCCACCGTTCTGGTAAACGCCGTTTACACATCTGTATAAATCAGTTCCTATCTGTTGGACGGTCTTGGGCTTGTCTGAGCCAGTTACCAAAAAAACTTCGCCACCTTGTCTCCTAACCCTGTTTACCCATCTCCCAAAATATTGCTTAAAGCCCCTGTCCATCGTACCTCTAGCCGGAGTTAGTGTTCCATCGACATCAAATAGGTAGTGAATCATTTTCTTCTCTTGATAACTTTGTTTTCCTCATGCCTCAAGAGTATAAACATTAAAACTGCTATAGCAACCTCAATAGTCCACGCCAGAAGGCCAGCTTTTATTGCGTCCATCACGCAAACTTAAATACTAAATAGCCTACAATTACTGCTGCTATCATAAGGAATAGCCATTTCCTCTTGGCCGCAACTGCGTATGCCTTCGCTGTTACCTCTTGTATTCTGGCGAGTCTAAAGTCTCTCCTGCTTTCTTTTCTTTCGTTTGGTTTTTTATCTTTGTCTTCGTCTTTTTTCTTTTTGAATAAAGGCATTAAGTAATTCTGTTATCCCCTTTTTATTTTAAGGTGTTTAATTATTGTTTCCAGCCACTCATTAGTAACCTGAGAGAGTTGCCACCAAGAATCTTTTGAATCTCGTTGTCATCGTATCTTTTTAGTGAGGCTAGGTATCTTGTTAATCTTGGCATCTCGGACATATCTACCATTTCATCTGGAGGGTCTGTGAAGCCATCGTAGTCTGTACCTATGCCTACGGCGTTGATTCCGGCCACATCTCTGATATGGCTTATCGTTTGTTCTATATACTTCATTCCTAGAGGCGTATCTACGGGACTTAGCCAATAGTTCATAAAGATAATTCCAATGACACCCCCGTGATCGGCTATCCATTTAAGTTCCCAGTCTTCTAAGTTGTATGGGTCACGATTTATTTCAAAGCATCCAGTGTGACTGGCGAGTACCCGATTTTTTCTTTCTCCGACTATTTCGTAGACCTCAGACCTAGCTTTCGGTGTACAGTGAACTATATCAATCAACATGCCCAGTTCACACATTCTCTCTACGACCAATTTGCCTAGTTTAGATAGTCCAACATTCATGTCCCAACCAGCCATCAGGTTTTTCCAATTACCCCTTTTGATACCGTAGTTGGGGTAGGGAAATACTGGGGGAGCCACTTTGTTTGGGTAAAAATGCGCTAACGTCAGGTAGGCAACACCCCTATCGGATAGATGCTCTAGGTTTTGCAGAACTTCTGCGTCCATAACCTCCATGTCTGATGAATTTTCGCAGTCAATACCTTGTAAGCTGTGTGCGCCCTCAACCGAGTGTATCATTGCAACATGCCCACGATCAAGGGATTCAGCTAACTCTTCGGGGTTCTTGACAAACTTTAATGTTCTTGCGTCGTTGTCTAGGTGTTTTCTGTTGTAATTAAATACTTCTTCCTCCATTGCGTCCATCATGGAGATAGTGGCATCGAAATATGTGGGATCAAATACCCTTTTTTTTACACTCGGAGAAAGCGTAAGCAAGATTCTTGCGAGCAACTGATCCTCAAGCCACTCAACCTCTGGGACATAACAGGTGGATAGAACAACATCGACACCTCCCTTTTCAATGAGTGGAAAGGTGTTGCGTTGACTAAGCGGCCAAAAGCCCCTCTTAAATAAACCTGCTAAAAACTTGGTTTTGCTGCCCGTCAAGTCTCTATCTAAAAGAAATTTCTTGAGAACAGCGTGGTTGTGCAGGTCTACTACTACTGATTGTTCGTGAACGTCTCGCCAATTCATACCTATTTCTCCATGATGTTATTTTTACTATATTATAGTAGTAAGATAGCCCTGATTTGTCAAAAGAAATTTTACTTTTTTCTGTTTTCTTGTTGGGTTTCTATGACCTCTCTCCACACGTCGTTGGAGTCCACCTTAAACGAGCCTAGATACCCAAGGTCGCTCATGCGTTTGGTTCCAAATTCGTCAGGGGACACCAAAGAAACAAACCTAGTTCCATTCGTCCTCACATACAAGTAGTAAGGAACCCCTACAACCGGCTTAAACTGTAGTTCTGAGCCGCTAATCATCTCATTTATGTCGTAATTCTCTTTCAAATCTTCGTACTCCTTTAGCAGTTCTGCACACTTGTTCCTGAAGTAGTTGTCACTTGATCTGTTTTTATTATCCTTCCACTCAGAGACTTCACCCTCCGTCGAACTGAATGGTGGCGACAAAGTGCTGTCTCCATACGGGAGCATTGATCGGTTCTCTACCAACTCGTAGTCTTCGGATTTATTCTCGTTACTTTCTTTCATTAGTCTTTCCGTACCGACACCACATTATACCTGTAAAGAACCATAAGGAACTTGTAGGTATAAGTAGTGCTAGTAAGCAGTATGGTCTTTAATTACTTGTATGTTCTCAATGCTAATTTGCAACTGTGCTTCTTTACAGGACTTGGTTGACAGTGGTGAGTCATAGCCAAGATTTACTTTTTGCCACACCTCGTAGTGGTCGTACACTCTCCGGTAACTTACTGTCTCACAATGGGTAAGGAACGCTAGACTTCACCCTATTACGTCTTTGTACAAATTTTTGTGAGCCGATGATACTTTACTACCATTATCATCTTTTTGTCATTTAATTATTTTAATAGTATTCCCACAGGGAATCGAACCCCGATCTACGGTTTAGAAGACCGTTGCTTTATCCGTTAAGCTATGGGAACGTGAGTAGACTGGGAGGGACTCGAACCCCCGACAAAGGGATTATGAGTCCCCTGCTCTAACCAACTGAGCTACCAGTCCAAGTTAGCTGTCCTTGTACCCCTTTTTCCAATCGCCCTTATCTTTATCCCACCATCTTCTGTAGGTTTCGGAAATTGCCTTTATCTTTTCCTCTATTAACTTTGAATGTTCTTTAAACTTTTCTATGTCCCCCTCATTTGTCTTAGGAGGTATGTATTTTTTCTTCTTCGCCATTTCTGACCCCTAGATAAGTAGTACGGGCAAGAATCGAACTTGCGGAGGCGAGTATATAAGACTCACGGAGATAACCAATCCCACCGTACCTCTCGGTTTTAGTTTATTATATCCTTCTTATCGGTATTTGTCAATAGGTACTTTAGTAAATTCATAAAAAAAGCCAGAAACCTCTCGGAATCTGGCTCGCAGGGATGTATAAAATAAAATTTACCCCGCTATTTAGAATCTGTACTCATACGCTAGTATATCTTTAACTTCCATCGGAATGGGGTGGGGTAAAAATTGAAGAGTATCAGCATCCAATTCGGATGGATCAACTGGGACACCGAGATTGATATTCGGTTTAATCGGCTTAGTCGGCACTTCGTACCAATGTCCACGATGCCAGCGATAAAACTTGGGCTGCGGCAATCGCATCTTAGCCTTAAACGGAGCCGATAGTATTTCACCAGCCCCCTTGATAGTACCCTTAATCATGGTGTTAGCACCTCTAACAACCTTACCAGTAGTATCCTTGCAATACCCCACAGTGCCTCTCATAACGTCTATTGGTCGAATGACCCTGAATGTAACCTGTCGCTGACGACAGACCTTATCCAAAGAACCTTCGTGAGAAAATCCTTCACTAGCGAAGGCAAGGCTCGTAACCATAACCATCGCCGCAACAAAAAAACCTTTCATAGTTTTCCTCCAAATCAAAAAGTAACAAAAAAGTTGCAATTAAGCAAAACAATTATTAAAATTAGTAAAATAAGTCCTATTACTATCCTTCCAAATTTCCAAACAGTCTTCATGGCATATGCTTTCCTTGATAAAACTCGAAAAACAACCTGATTGGCCTACTCCAGTCCCCCGTGAATACTGTCTGACCTTGTACCGTATAAAAAGTCAGGTAGCAAAAAAGGAACAGTTGAAAAATAAATACTGGTAATATAACAACCCTGTATTTTGTTTTCGCTAAAAGTAACATTATGCTGACCGCCAGTATCGTACTGTATGACTTTATTTGGACAAGACCGGCAACACCCACTTTTGCGATCAACCAAGATGCAAATGGGTTCTCTTCATTTAGTGGTAAATCATGGTAAAATATGACGTTCATCACGTTGTCATACACTGAGATCATACCCGATAAAAACACTAACGATGCTAGAACAAAAAAATTGCTGCAAGTTTTCTTTAAAAAGCTCATTGTATAACTCCGTGTGTTGTGCCTGTTGAGTCCTGTACTCTCTAACACCTCGCACGATTATACACTTTATTACCCCTGCTCCCAATTAAAGGCGGTTGAACCCTCTATATGCGCATCAACATCTCTATCAAGATCATAAACGTAGTCATACGGGTCGTATTCTTCGCTAGTCCTTTCGTAAATCTCGTCTAGGTAGTCCTCACCGTACATCTTGCTTCCTTTCAAGTTCTCTCATTTGAGCTATTAAGCTCTTTATGGTGGCTTCGTGTCTTTCAGCTTCCATTTTAGAGAAAACCTTTTTTATATCCGCCTCGTAGTATGAAATCGCATCACCGATTTGTTTAATTTCCCAGTCAATGTCCGTTTTAGCCATAGTAAAACCCCCTTGAAAGAAAAAAGAAGGGGGGCAGGGCGAAATTTCTTTACGTCCTCCCGTACCCCCCTAGAAATCTAACCAACCACGATTAGAAAGTGTCATTAACTTCGTCGTATTCGTTGTACTCGTCGTACTCGTCGTACTCACACTCCATGTACACCTCTTCTTCGAGTTGCTCACGGGCAATGCTGACCACAGTGTACTTACTGACTCGCATCTTGGAGAATTGACAGTCAGTAGGGACGCTAACGATGTCGGCGGGGTCAAACTTGACAAGCACAACCTTGCCACCAGAGCCAGCCCAGTCATTAGCGTACTCATAAGTACCCACATGCAGACCGGCGGCACAGCCCTGTTCACAGTTGTCGCTGACTCGACGACGATTCATACTGCACTCATCTCCGACATTGTTACGGAACGAGTGACCAGTGTATTTATCCACATGGTCGCCTTCGGTGAGGGGACGACCGTTCTGGTCTGTACGATCTTCACCAGAGTAGAGGCTAACGCCCTTATAACCGATTAACATTCCGTCATCAGTAATTGGTAAGCCCTTATGACTACACCAAGTGTAGGACTCTTGAACGGCACGATTGCTGACGTTCTGGTACAGACGGTCTAGGTACGCCAACATTGGCTTATGATCCCATCCATTCTTTATCATGTTGAGGATACGCTCGGTCGGCTGATTTGCCACCTGTTCGCCCTCGTAGTAGAGGAATCCATCTCGGAACTCAAAGTTACCCTCAGACCAGTTCTCGATAACTGTACCAGTGTTAATAAGATTAACGAACTCGTCTGCATCTCCTGCCATGACGCACTCGCATAACCCATTATATTCTGGGTGGGTATGATCGAACTGATGGGGCTGACCTCCGAGTACGACCGTCCAGTGATTGTCATTTGATTTAATGTGACTAAGCATAATTCTTTCCTTTGCTAAACTAAAAGTGATTGGTTATTCGATACTTCCTATTATATCCTAATTATCGTCAATGTCAAGCGGTAACTTTAATTTTTTTTGAAAATTATCCGTTTTTCCACCCCTCTGGTGATGCAACACCATAAGTTGACTTTAACAAATCTACGCCATCGCTGGTTATTTTAACTTCGCCACCAGCATCAATACTCAGTAAACCTAACATCTCCATGCCCTCTAGGTTTGCTAGTGTCCCGTCAATGTGTTCAAGGACTGTATCAACTGGTACTCGATTTTCTCCATCGTACCCACATCCTGCCTCCGCTACGGACATGATAAAGTTAAACATATTTCCCTGTACTTGTGCTTGCTGTAAAATGTCCATACTTCTAATCTCCTTAATTTGGTTAGTTAAAAAAAGACTGGCTTATCCAACTTGCGTAACTCGATGGTACTCGGTTATGGTTTTGGATCACACCGAAATTGTGACCTCGCCAGTGTTTTCATTATACAATACTTATCGTCATTGTCAATGGGTATCTTTAGATTTTTTTAATTTTTTTTCTAATCGGTTGTATTCCCTGCCGTTAGGCACAGCTTTAGCCATCTTTTCTTTTAAGGAGAGCTTATCATGCTCTGCCTGTCGTTCTTCTGCTTCTTCACGCTTCTCTTGCTTACGATGTTTACCGTACAGCTTAGGGTAACGCTTAACTTTTTTACCCCTGTTGTTTGTCCACTCTTCTAGTTCGTATTTCATTTTTTAAAACTCCCAAGATTTTTTATTTGTCGTGATGTAATGCCGCGCAGTCTGTTGGCGGCGAGTGCATCTCAACTTCCATCCAAGCGTGCTGTAGTTCCCTTAATAGGTCATATGACTCTGAACGGCTATATACATTATCTTCTACTGTTAGCTCAATAGTCTCATCAACTAAATCTACCGACACAAACTTACCTTTAAATAATGTTGTTATATTACTCATCTAGACCCTCCATTAGTCTTGGTAGGTTATTAGGATAGCATCCATAGTATGCGTTATCATGGGTAGTGTCATAATCAACTTCAAAAGACCCCATAACATATTCAGCATTAACATCTGACAGTTTAGTTTGTTGTTCTGCAATATGAATAGCCTCATCCACATCCTTTGCTTCAATCTCTACATGACCATACATTTGCCAGCCACAGTCTACAGTATACTTAGTCATTTTTAATCTCCTTTACTTCAACACCAAGTTCATTGTAAGTTTCCCAAGTAGATGCAATGCAGTCATCTAAACTCCAAGCGTCAACAACAATTCCTTCGTCGTCTAGTTTAACCTGAATGGTAGCACCAGACTCATAGCTAATCATATGTGGTTCTAAATGTAGATACATAGTCTTACTCATTTTCAAAACCCTTTGGTAAAGTGGAATCGTGAATCCAATCGCCTGCTGTTTTAGCCATCGGTCTACCAAAAGGTCTAACGACCCAATAGACTAATTCGCTAACAGGATGTGCAATTAAATTATGAAACGGCCAATTCTTATATAGTTTACTCATCTGCATCTTCCTCCACATCATGTATGGTGTATTCCCAGTCGTCTGGTAGACCGTCTACCTGAATAACCAGACCTCTCCATGTGACGATATTGATTTCGTGATGTCTGTCCACCACCATCTCATGCTTACTTAAAGTTACTGTATTACTCATCTTCAATCTCCTTATCTTCACATGATGGACATGGGCTATCATAAGCATCTAAGAAAAACTCACCGTGTTCAGCACACTCACCAACACCAATTCCTTTGCTACTCATCTTCAACCTCTCTCCATTAAAAATGGAAACGCTGTTTCTAATTCTTCAACACTATCTCTGCAAGCTACTGCCAATTCATCTGCCTCAACTTGCCGCACTGAGTTTATCGTCCCCTCAAAATGTTGGTTACTTGCACATAGGTCTAACCATGCGTGAGTAATAGCATCAACTTGGTCTGGTGTTAAACTGTCATTATATTCTTTACTCATTTTCAATCTCTCTTTCTTTTAGCTTCTCAAAATAAGCTACCAAGTAATCTATCATTTCCCTTAAACTCATGGCCGTGACCCCATTATACCATAGTTATCGGCATTGTCAAGTGGCAATCTTTAGAAAATTTTGTCTTTTTTCTCGGTTGGCTCTGTAGTCTTGTCAACAATCATTTGCTCATCTGTGTAGTAGTGAACAAAAAACGAATGGACAATTAGGGTATTGGGGCAAAATGTCCCACCTTCATATGTTGTCCTCCACACATTCACTCTGTACCTTTGAACATCTCCCGCCGTCCACAAGTAACCTGCTCGGATCATTGATATATCTTTTAGGCTACTTAGATTAACTTTCTCTTCCAAAAAGTCTTTCAGTATTTTATCTGGAATCTCAGGCTTTTTAGGTTTGGCCTTTACCGCCTTCGGCTTCATCATTGGTTTTGGCTTTGGTTTAGTCGTCGTCATTACTGTTCTCCTTTACTGTGCCGCCGATGTAGCGGGCGATTGTAGAATTGTTATCTTCGTTACGGATTTCCCAGTGTGAGACGAACTGAAGCATCTCATACTTCTTGAAGAAGTCGTCTAGGCACTCTTGAAGGTACAAATCTTCTGTCATTTCTGTTTCTATGTAAGGGTTATCAAGCTGGCGATTAAGGCTGTCAATCCACTGAGAGATTTCGTCATTACTTTGACTCTCTGCCAGTTTAATAATATCAGTAACATCTGGACAGTCAATGTTGTTGTCTAGCGTCCTGATTGTCTCATACTGACCCTTATCGTACTTGTAGAAAGTAGTAGGTGCATTAGCCGCTAACTCACGCTTGACGTATTCTTCGAGACTGATAAAGTTACCCTTCTCAAACTGCTTGGTCTTGAGGAACGCCGTCTTGAGTCCTATAATAGTGGGTGCAACGAGTCCACACTTTTCAAGTTTTCCTAGCACTCGTTGAATGTCACGATTACCGTGAAAGACTAACCTACCATTCTGTGGTTCCCAACGGTTAATCTCGACGTACACTATCTCTTCACCATCAATAGTTATGTCAGAAGCATCCCAAAAGTCTGTTGCTGACCACCCAGAATGATTGCGGTCAAATTTAAACGTCTTAACCGTACAGCCCGCCGTAGCATAACTCTGGCGTACAACTTTCGGTAAGTCATCTAGGTCTTTCAGCACATCGTCGTCAATCAAGCACTCTTTGATCTGCTCGTCCGTCAGGATAACCATTGTTAGCCTAGTGTGATCCTTGATGTAGTCTCTGATACGAGTCTGCATACGATCTTTGTGACGGTAATAATGGATGTCTTTGCCTACAGGTACACGTTCAGTGGTACTCTTGTCTGTGCTACTGTAGTGACGCTTGAAGTATGTAATTTCTTTGCTGGGCTTAGGCAGGTCGTATTTGGTCAAGTCTGCCTTAACGTGCTTACCAATGGAACCCCCACGCAGACCATCTGCCATAACAGCACGTTTGAACGCAGTTGACTCCTGTTCAATCTGCTGGCTCGCCTCGTTTGCCAACTTATCTTTTACTTCTGCAAACTTATTCTTGATGGCCGCTTTGGTCTTATCGTCCATAGTGAGGTTCTCACGGGCTGTATCAAAATTAAGTTCTCCTAACTTAAATTTAAGATAGCCGTTGCAGTCAAACTCGTCAAGCTCGTCAGGAATAGCGTAGCTGATGTTGCCCATGATGGCTTTCATACTGCCATACGAAGAGGTCAATCCAAAGTCATCACCTTTGAAAACGTATAGTTCACGCTGTTCTTTACATTCTTCGACAACAGATTTGTCATTGATCTTCGGCAGAGTACCTTCCCAGAACTTAAATACTTTGGTTGCTTCTCTCTGGAACTCCCAACACCGATCCTCGACGGTCAGGCTGACCTCTAGACCGTTAGCCTCGTCAGTCTCTAGCTCTGTGAGCAGAGCCACCACTGGCTTACGCTCTTCGTCACGATAGCATGTGTAGGTACGGCAGATGCCGTCAATATAACTTTTTACAGTGAAACTATCAGTGAGAGAGTATGGCGATAGGCTTCCAATACCAAAGCATCCAATGACTTCATTGCTGTCACGCTTGGTGCTGATGCCAATACCAGCAAAGATATTGCGTATCTCCTCATCTGACAGACCAGTTCCATAGTCACGAATAGTGAAATATGTCTCTAGCTGTGTAGGTAAGTGTACCTCAAACGGGATGTCTGTGGTTCCAGCCATGATGTGACTGTCGTGTGCATTACAAGATAACTCACGAATAACCGCACGTTCTTTGTGCGAGTAGACCTTATCGGCAAACATATCTACAATAAAAGCGATGTCACCGATGGCGAAATCTGATGTTTCAAAATCGCCGTGTACGTTTACGTCCTGTGTACCTGTATCCATCTTCATAATCTAATCTCCTTGTGGTTGGTTTTTTGCCCGTCGATTGGGCGATACTTCGATTATACCATAGTTATCGGCTATGTCAATCCCTAAACTTTATATTTTTTTATTTTTTTTCCTGCGGGGGCTAATTTTATGTTTCTTGGGCAATCATCATAGTAGTATGTTTTATCATATGATTGCATAATTGTCATTAAAATGCTACGTTTTCTTTTTGCGATACTTTCCTTATCTCCTCCCACACAAAAAACTGTTTTTGGCTTAATACCATATTGATGTAACCAAGCCGTAATAGCGTTTGACACATTATCCTCTCTAGCTGTTAGTATATAAACAGTGTGAGATTCACTATAAACCTCTTTGGCTAAATCCAAGAGTCCTGTAGGTTTTGCCGTCTGTATAAAATCCTCACTTCTAAATTCGTCAAAGTTAAAATACTCAAATTTCCCTAAGTTGTAGGAGTTAAATTCTTGCGGTGTAATTTTATCTACGAGCTTGTCCTCTGGCGTACAGCGTTCGTATACGTTTATCATGCACTTGGTCTTAGCAAGCGTGTCGTCAAAATCAAATACAAACGCTTTCTTCATTCAATCCTCCAGATCACCAATCTCCTCTAGTGTCATCATCTGGTTTGCTTGGTCTATTTCAACTATCTCATAAGTATACATGCCTACGGTGATTTCATCACCAATATCATAACCATCTCTGAGACTAAAATAATATCTTAATCCCATACATCGTCCTCAATGTCTGCAACAATGGTTGCAATATCATCTGCCGTCTGGGATGCCACATGGGGCATAATTTCTTCTAGCTTTTTAATGATTTCTTCTTTGGTCATAACGATCTCCGGTTTAGTGTCTCGTTTGGTTTCTTTCATTATACTCTAATTATCGTCATTGTCAAGAGGGGTCTTTAATCTTTTTGAAAATTTTTTCCAAAAAGAGGTAAATGAACATAGAATAAATAACACCTGTTAGTGGAAAAGATAACATAATCATTACTGATATGAATACTATTTCCCTGTTCTGCAAGTTACTTTTTTCTCCATGAGAATAAGTTATTAAGCCATTTTTTTCTTTTGTTACAATTACATTCTTTCAGATTGAACCAAGACTTGAATCGTTCCTCTGTGATTCCAAATGCTTGAAGCGTGGATTCCACGACATCGCCCAACCCAGTGTACTCTTCTTCCCGTGTGTTAAAGTTAATGCCCTGTCTTTCCAATTCTTCTATAACCGGAGTCATATCATCTTTGATTTCTTGGTTCTCCTGTTGTGACATATTTTTTTCTCTCCCTTTTTGTTTTTTTTATTTTTTTTGTGGGTTTTATTCCCAAACTATGAAAAATTACCTTGTTTACAGTGGGGATTGTACCCAATAGATTATACACTTTGCCACTGGTTATTGCGTACCCAATATATAACAAAACACTACATTATAACACTATAACATAACTATTTATACAATAGATAAAACAAGTTACTTACTCATTCTCTTACTCAATTTTTTTATTTTGAACCAAGTGTCCTAACAATAAGCTATATAAAGTTAGTATTTGAGTGAATTAGAGTATATTTTAGTGTTTATAAGTGTGAATAAGTGTATATTTGACTCCTTTGTATGTATGTATATATGTATTAAGTCTATGTACTTATGTGTATATACCTAGATATTAGTATATGTACTATCTAAACTATATGCCCCAAATTGACTGACTACGCTTATGCGCGCGACTTTACTCGTTTAGCTGATCCATAAATAGAGTGGCGAACTTTAGGGTCGGCATTTTTTAATAATATAATTTTATGTGGGGCATCATAACATGTGTCAAGTAATTTTGACTGTCTATATTTTCCCATATAAATATATTGGTATCCATGTTTACCCCGTGTGAGTATACCTTGATTATCTGTACTCATAACTATATATTTACCTCTGTCTGTAAAATAATGCTTGTCGCCCTTGCTGTCAATGTAGTGACACCCATTTCCGCCCACCACACGGATCAGGTCGCCCTTATTCAGAGTCTTATGATCTTCTACTTGTTTCTTTTTATTCCCTTTGCGATATTTTTTCATCTTAAAAGGATGGTCACATTCCTTACACTCATATGCGCGCACCCCATTCACGCAATTACACTTCTCACATATTTTTTGACCGCGCTTTTTTTTAATCATATAAATATACTCCAAAATGACTGACTATACGTTATCGTGCGACTTTGTTAGATTAAGTAATACATAATATAGAGTAATAGAATAAACCATATTTGTATACTATCTATTATATCATATATATCGGCATATGTCAAGGGGTAACTTTAATAAAAATACACATTTATCTATTTATGAGCGAATTTTGGCTGACTATGGCTATCTTGGCGATGTGCCTAGTTTATAAAGGACAAGCGCCGCGCCGTTTTTTGGCTGGCTGTGACTATCTGGACGTATCTGGTAAGATAAGGTGCGACAAGGCTCGACTCGTTCCAGATTTCCCTCTATCATCCCTACATTCAAAGTGCACGTTCCTATATATATTATAGCACACACACACTCAAATGTCAATAGCTTTTTCTCTCTTTTACTTAAAACACTTGTATATAAGCTTTTGGCACGAAAGTTGCGGCCCCGCCGCCCGTAAACCCTTATGGCTAAAGGACTTACGTCGATTTAGAGAAAAAAATAAAAGCGAGGCTGACCGGATTTGAACCGGCAACCACCGGATCGACAGTCCGGTACTCTAACCAGTTGAGCTACAGCCCCGTCACGTATCACGCCACCCTTCCGCAAACCAGTGGATGATGGTAAAAATTAAGAGAAGAATTATAAATTGAGTCAACGCCCCACCAATCCCGTTAGAGTAAAAATCCCCCACCGGCTGGAATCCCAACCGGCGAGGGTAACACAACAGAAAGGGTGCGGGTTAAGCGACCAAATCCAGAACCAGCTTCTCAGCCTTGCGAACGTTCGCATCGTTGGACGCTCTCAGGATTCTATCGAACTCGCCTTTGAAGCCCTGCTTGGCCTGTGCGTCATGTTGCACGAAACCCTGAATGGCGTTGTACGCTTCCCAAGCGGAAACCGTGTTGGTCATCTGTGGGCGACCAGTGGCGACACGCTCACGATTCAGACGCTTCCAGATTGCCTCAGTGCGATTTTGGTGAGTTGTCACCGCCCGCACTGGTTGACCTGTTGCGGCAAGTGCGAGTTGCTCAGGCGTTGGTTGGCCGTAAATCTCATTGAGAAAATCAGTCATTCGCACGTCTTGAGATTCTAAACTACGGATAACCGTTGTTAGATTTCCCCAAGAATCTTTCAGGGTGTTAAACGTGGCAATCAAATCATTCATGTGACCACGCAAGCCGGAGGTATGACGGATTGAAACCGTTGTACCGGAAACTCTACGCATCATCGCCAGATTCAAACACGCATCACGGAAGTAACCCATCGTGGCGGAAAACGCCTTGCCATCATAGCCCGCATTGATAATAATGCGAGGGAACACGTTGTCGCTATCGGTTTCGTTGTAAATGGCAACACGCTGTTCAGCGGTTGGCTCAATACTAACGTAATGCCCATTACGAAAATGCGTCTTGCAAGCGATTTCCCCGTCGAACGCTTCACCGGCGGCATCGACTAATGCACAAACGTCATCAGTTGTATGCGGGACATAGCGAGGTGAAACGGACTTTACGCCCTTGAGATAACCAGTATCATCACGGAATAAGCCGTACTGGTCTGTTGCCATATTTTCCGGCCCGAATAGCGGGAACTTGTCAACAGAGAAATTAAATGCCTCACGAACGGAAGCGGATAGGTCTTGAGATTGGATGTTAGTGTTCATGTTGAACCCTTTCAAAGTGTGAAGTGTAAAAACTCATTATACAGTATTTATCGTCAATGTCAATAGGTAAACTTTAATTATTTACCCAATTTTCTTCAAATTCGTCTTCCGGCTCGCCAAACATTTCTTTCCAGCAGTCGTCGCAAGTGCCAGAAATCAGCATTTCGCGTTGACCTGCACTCAGCATTGGCAGCGCGTCTTGGATATACTCGCCAGTTTCCCACGCCATAAACGCGGTGACGGGTGCCGAGAGTGTTTGGTCTACGCCACAACAGCGGCACGTAACGGTCTTTGTTACCATTGGATTGTCCATAATTTTTCCCTTTCGATTAAGTTGTTATACCATCATTATACTATATATATCGACCGTTGTCAAGGGGTTTCTTTAATCTTTTTTGGTTTTTTCTTAAAATTGACGTAAACCCTTACTATCAAAGGACTTAGAGGCGGCGGGGCAGCCCCGATTTACACAAAAATCAGACACACCAAGAGCAAGATCGGAACCGCGATAAGATTCCAAACTATAATTTTTAATTCTAACATTTTAACCTCGATTGTAAAAAAGAGAGGGGCGGGATAGGCGAAAGTCTATCCCTGAACGCTTTACCGCTACGCTACCCCAATCTTCCACACAACACGAATAACTAAGCCGGTAAGAACGGCGAAACCAATGAACCCACAAACGGGATTTTGATTCCCCAGTTCTGACGCTCACGATAGAACGCTTTGCTTCCTTGACGGGTTTGCACCGTGTCAAGATCACGCGAACGCTCAAACTCTTTATCGTTTGCACGATAGCCACCTCTAAGAGTCGCCCAACTTAGGGGATTCTTTTTGGTATTGCGTCGGGACTGTAAAACACCCCAACGAACTTTTGAGCCTTCAACCGGCTGTTTGTAACTAAATAAAACTAAACTTTTCATTTTTAATATCCTTTCGTATAATTGTCTGTAATAGTGTGAATTGCTGTAAAAACTACAAGGAGTATAATAAATTGTGTCACACGGGAGATACCTTTCTACTATAAGAGTGGCGAACATTGTTTTTCTTTAGCACTTTTAGTGCTTCCGATGCTTCCGTGTTTTTTGGTTGCGTGCCGTGAATCAGTAGGGCAAAATCTTGGTTACGCATTGACGGACGTGCGGCATGTGAATCGTCGTGGTCGATTTCTAGTCCTAATTCTGCCGCTTCCGCTTCACTGAATACAACCTTAGCAGAACGTAATCCATACAACGGTATCATATAATCATCACGCCCGCCATAGCTTGCCGTCAAGATAAGATTATCTAAGATAGGCATTTGTTCCACAACGTCAAGCCAATAGCGTAGGCTTTTTGTGTAGGCATAGAATAGCGTGTTAGGATTTTCGCTTGCCGTCAACCACCATGCCCACATATATTCCGGGCTGAAAAAATCACCCGCAACATGCAACCGAACAATTCCCGCATCTTTTGGTAGACTGTCCATCAACATCAAATCCATATTATCGGCTTTGCGGATTGTGTCAAAATTGTGCTTGCGTAGATTGTATACGTTGGTATACTGTACTTCTTGCGATGCCGAGAAACAGCGAAACTTCGTGTTCAATCCGTCTTTGATTGTACGCTTGCCGTTTTCATCTGCTACGGCTTTAGATAGACATTCGTTAGCGTATGGGCAAGAGTAGCCCGATAGAAGGTCGAACGAATAAACTTTTTGCTTATCCGTCAAATATGGTTGTAATTCATCAATTTGTTTTAGTGCTTCAATCTTAGCGTTTGCTTTACTGAATTTTAACATTTGCTTCTCTCCGTGTTGTGTTGCTTATAATACCATTATATAATATATATCGTCAATGTCAACCCCTAAACTTTAATAAAAATTAATATTCTTCGTAATGGTCGTACTGCCCGTGGTCCCAATCGTCACCACCGTAATAGTCTTGCCATTCGGTATACTCGTCTGGTTGCCCGTCGTACTCGTCGTACAACTCGTTGTCACCGATATCCTCAAAATCTTCTTCGAGAATTTCGATATCGAGTTCTTCGCCAAAATCAAAATCTTCCATAGCCGCCACCATTGCGTCGAGTTCTTCTTGGTTGAGAGTTTGTTTGATTGACATAATAAAACCTTTCGTTGAAGTGTTGTTACTTTCTCATTATAATATATTTATCGGCGTTGTCAACCCCTAAACTTTAATAAATCTGAGGTTTTTCGCTGACTATTCCCATAACGCCCTATTCTTTTGGATTAGGTAATACGTGCCAACCCTACTTCTCTCCACCCTTACGGGTTTGTGGGCGTGATTGGTCTTGCCTTGCGGCTATGACGCCCCGTTATCAGAATGTGCTACCCTGTGTCAGAATTGCACTGACTTTTTCTGATGATTTATCCTGTCCGAATCTTGTCGCGGTGATCAAACCTACGCCGACGATATTGGGTGCGTCCACCTTCACGCCGGTCGATTCACTGGTGATCAAACCAGTTTAACAGGCCACCAGTGAGATACTATACCTCCCACAGGGCTTATTGTATTGTGCCGCGTTTATACCCTAATGATGGCAGTTAGGCTTGAGAGATTCCGGTCGAGGTCGTTTATCTCTCGCACTTCACCAAAAGGGAGCGGCTTGTTTTCTTTCCCCCATTATAATATATTATCGGCTATTTGTCAAGGGTTTCTTTAGATAAAATCAGAAAAAAGGGAAAATTTTCTCTAAATTGACGTAAACCCTTATGGGCAAAGGGCTTACGGCCTGCGGGGCAGCCCCCAGTTTTGTAAAAGTGCAGGACGGGAAGCCATACCGCCAACGGATAGGAACACTACCGTCATATGCTGCGGTAGGGCACCACCGTTCCCTTCTCCCACTAGTAGGGCAAGGAGGCTTTAACTGGGCTGCATTACTTTTTAATAATCGGCAACTTGATATTTATTCCCGTTTGGTAGAGTGATAGTTCCGCCAAAGAACTCCCACATCATATCAGTCTTTAACGCCTGAGCGTGCAACCGTACCAGTTCGGGCATATCTTTTTGTTGTTCTTCTTTAGTACATTCAGTTGCTATAATTCGCATTGTTATTTTCCTAATATAGAAATGTGGTGTGGGTTATGGGTGTGCATCCAGTGACAGTCTTTAAGTCTTACATCATCAGGTAGCTTTTCCGTTATCAATTCATCAACAGCGTCTTGCGGAAGCCATTCGTTATAGGCATCCCATTCAGGCGGACAGTCAATACGGAATACATCGCCACTTGAATAATCGAATACCCAAATGTAACCTTGCTCTGTTATAGTGTTTGATTCGCTCAT